ACCGAACACTGAGTAAACGCTATGGCTTCGGTCAACATCACCGTCGATCTCGAAGACTTCCCGCTGCCGGCCGTCGATGACGATCAAATCACGGGATGGATCGAGGCGCGCTTGAACGATGCGCGCAATCTGTTCATTCAACGCGTGAGCCGTGGCGGTGGTGGCGGGCGTACATATCGGCGCGGTCGCGGCCGGCAGCATCGCGCGTCGGCGCCGGGCGAATATCCGGCCACCGATCAAGGCCGACTCGTTAACTCGATCTCGTATCAGATGCACGGGCCGCGCTCGGGCTCGATCGGTTCCGAGGTTCAATACGCGAAGTTTTTGACCGAAGGCACCGCACACATGGAAGCGCGTCGCATGCTCGCCGACGCATTGCAGGAAGTGCTCGACAACCGACCAAGCACCGATCCGCTGGCGCGCGCAGTGAGACTTGAATGACAATTGCGTTCACACCGCTAACCGAGGACGGCATCGAGAAGCATAGCGCATCGATTGGCCGGCGGTGCGGTGAGTGCAGTCTGTGCTGCTTCACACTCGGAATAGAGGCAATCGATAAGCCAAAAGGCACTTGGTGCCAGCATTGCAAGCCGAGCACTGGCGGCGGTTGCAAAATTTACAAAGAGCGCCCCGAGCCATGCCGCAGATATGCATGCGCTTGGCTGATCAATCCGCTCTGGAAAGATCACTGGTATCCGAAGCGCTGCAAGATGATCGCCGACTTCTTTGTGCCTGATGATGGGACCACGCCGGTGATGCGGATTCACGTTCATCCTGATTGTCCGGAGCGCTGGCGCGAAGAACCATACTATGCCGATCTCAGATGGTGGGCGGAGCGCGGTTTGAACAACGAACGCAAATATGCTGTGATGATCAGCAACAACGGAAAGTGGACTCACTTAGTTTTGCCGCACGGCGCAGTGACGATCGATGATGAAGGCTAACGGCAACACCGATAATGATCCGCGTCCGCCGGTGCCGCCGGTCGTGCCGCCGAACGACGACAGCATTTACAACGTGATCACGCGGCGCATCCGGCGCGCCAAGACGATCTTCGGCGATCGCGTCAAGCTCGTGCTGCGGCAGGTCGACGAGTCGCACTGGTCAAAATTGCAACGGCCTTATCTGCTCGTGGTGCCCCGACAAGTTCGGCAGCCGCGCGAACTCGACGTGGATTACATGAGCTTTGTCAATCCGCGCGAGGTCACGTTCATCGCGCAATTCGATGCGCGCGGGAGCGAGCAGGAATACATGGCGGCGAACGATATGGACACCGCCGAGCGCCAATTGATCTATGTGCTGGCGAAGTGGCAACCGCAGACACTTTATCGCGGCTACAAGCCAACGCTCTATGGCGGATGCCGCATTCAAGCAACGCGCGCGCCAGATGTGAAGGTGCATTATATTTTCGTCTTCAATGAAGTCGTGATCCGGCGAGATGATGTGGTCATCGATGAAGAGCTAGAAGAACTCGTGCTCGACCACATCAACGTCAACGCGATCGATCCGAATTGCCTGACATGTGCCGAAGAGGCCGAGCTTCCGCCGGGGCCTGAAATCTGCGTCACCGGCGGCGGATGTCCAGAACCACCGGAGGTCGACCCGTGTGCGCCGCCACCGTGTCCACCAATCTTAGGGAGTGACGACGATGCCAGTGCCCCCGCCTCGAAAGGATGAATCGCAGTCTGACTTCATGTCGCGTTGTGTGCCGGCAGAGATCGGCACCGGTGAGAGCAAGCGCCCGCAAAATCAAGCCGTCGCTATCTGTTTGAGTACATGGCGTCGAGCGAAGGGCATCCCTGAGCCGAAGGAAGACGAAGACAAAGAGTTGGCGACGCTGGTCGCCGCATTCGAAAAGCCGCGCGAAGAGTTGGCAAAGGTGCTAGAACGCGCCGGCGAGTTGCTGACAACGATGGAGGACAAATAGATGCAAACGTTCCCGATTGGTCTTGGCGGCGAGACCGAAAACCGCCCGACGCCGCGATATTCCGGCGATCAATCTTGGCGCGAGCCGCCGGCGCGGCAGATGCGTGGCGCTCCCAGCGGGATCGATTGGGAGCACGACGAAAAGTATTTCAGCCCGAAGCCGGCTGGCAAACGGAGGTTCGGATCATTCATGCAACCGCTCAACGATCTGCCGGAAGCGCCGGTGCATATGATTAACGTAAAAGCAAGACCGCCGGCAACTTACTACCACGAAGGCATACCGATCCCCGCCGATCGCTTCGAGCCCGTTCCGATCACGCCTGAGATACTTTTGGCGATTAAGAACGGTGACTTAGAGCGTGGTCCCGACATCGAACCGGGCGCCAAAGAAGAGGAACCGCAGCGCGCGCCGGCGCCGAGACGGACAGCGGCACCGCACCGTCCGGCTCGCGAAGAGGAAGCGCGACGGCATCGCCACGAGCAACCGCCGACGCCCCCGGCAGCAGAGTAATTGACGCCGGCTTGAAACTGTCTATGCTCCGCGTCGCGGCGCTCGCGTAGGTAACGCTGAGAGGGCTACTGCCCCCCTCGCCCTCTCTCCCACCAATGCAGAGACTCGCCTACGCGACCGCCGCACACACGGGAATGAATGTGCTGGTGCGCCGACCGGCTGCGCAAAACGCGCCCGGAGGCTCGCAATGGCACAGAACAGAATCTCCCTCGCTGCTGCTCGCGGCAACTTCCTAACTTGGTGCATCACCGGCTACATGCCGCTCGGCGAATTGTGCCGACCGCTTTACTTCGCGCAAAAGCTCGACGAAGCAACCGACAGCGAAGTCGGGGAATTTTACCCGATATACAGCCTGAGAGAAGCCAGACGGTTATTTGGCCCCGGCAGTATAGCGGTCACGATGGCGATCCAACATTTCTGCACTTGCCCCGAACTTCCGCTCTACATCGCGCCCGTTGATGATCCGACGATCGGATCGCAGAAAGCGCAGCACACAATCACGGTCACCGGCCCGGCGACCGACAACGGCGTGTTGTCGTGGGGCATCCTCGACGAAATTTTTGCGATCGGTGTGATCGCCGGCTCGACGGCCGCCGAAGTCGCAACCGGTATGGCGGCGGTGATGAAGCGCTGGATCGATCTTCCGTTCGATGTTGAGCAAGGCACGGGCGTCACCCCTGGTGATCCGCCTACCGGCGCGCCGACTAACGTGATCACGCTCACGGCGAAAAATGCGGGCTCGGCCGGCAATTGGTTTGAGCCGGTGATGAACCCGAACTTCGGCGATCGCTTTCCCGCTGGGCTCGGCCTTGAACTCGAAACCACGCGCGCCGGCGTCGGCGTGGTCGACGTTGTGCCGGCATTGCCGGTGATGGCGTGTCAATTCGATTGCGTTGCGACCGGCTTCGAAGACGAGATCGCGAACAATCTGGTCATGCTCGCGATCCGCAACAATTGGCGCTGCACTGTGCAGGGCGACTTCAAGGGCGGACATCTCTTCCATTCGCGCACGGGAACGTGCGGCCTGATCTATGCCTACGGCATGGATCGCAACAATCCGGAAGAGACAGTGATTCCGATTCCGGGACCGGGCGCCGATTATCCCGATGCGCCCGGCTACAAGTATCCCGGCTATATGCTCGCCGCAGCGGCAGCGTCGCGCACATGCTGCACCGCTTGTTACGACCCGAGCAGGCCCGTGCAATACGACAACGGCATTCTTGGCTGCATGTACGATCAGCGGAAGTGCACGACCATTTGGGATCAAGAATGCAAGAAGATGTTTTACGACGCCGGCATCATGAATTGGGACGTTGCAAACACGCGCGGCGCCCGCATGACGATGATCTGGATCGAAGAGCCGCTGACAACCTACAAGTGGGACCCGGCGACCGGCGCACCTGATGGCGCGTGGCAGCGCATGGAGTCGAGATACACCGTCACGAAGTTCGTGCGTGATCTCGGCTACTGGTATCGCCGGCATTACGCGTCGGTGTCGCTGGTCAGCGACGGTGTCGCGATCCCTGCCGGCAAGCGCGCTGTCAACCCGCGCATCATGCAAGCGTCAATCCTCGCATGGTTCCGTGGCACGCAACTCGGATGGACGGCAGAACTTGGGCCGGTACCGCTCGAGGAAATGATTCGCGTCGAGCGCACTAACACCCCTCAATTCTGCGACCCGAATCGGCTGAATGTGCTCATAGATTTGGACTTGGTGAATCAACTCGCGCGTATCGCAACCACGATCGACGTATCGCCAGAGTTCGCTTGCTTGCCGCCGTCGCTGTTGCCGGGGCAAGTCGCGGGCTCGCAACTCTAAGAGACGTTATGACGCTGTTCTGGCATTCGACCGGGCCGCGCATCGCTTACGACGGCGGTGTGCTGCGCGTCGAAAGTCTGAATCCGCAACAGGTCGTTCGCTTTCGCATGAGTCGAGTCGAGATGCTTCGGCTCGGCTTGCGCTGTTTCATCGCCACCTTGAAAGGGTAAGCCTATGGCAGCCATCGAACGTTGCCCTCGCTGTAAGGGCGTCATCAACTTCGTCATCGGCGGCAGAACGATCAAGCTCCAAAGCGATGGCGATGTCACCGTCCTGGTCTCGCGCCAGAGGCGCACCGAGACATACGACGGCGAGTTCACGATGGAAGAGAGAAACCCCAAGGTCACCGCGACCCTGGTCGTTCCGCTCGATCTCCGCGTGAGTGTGATCCAGGACCTTTGCGACATACCTGTCGTCGTCGAGCTTTGCGACGGCCGCACGTTCTCTTCGCAGCATGCGTCGAATGTTTCGGACAATCCGTATGACGCGAAAAAGAACTTGCAGCCGATCGAATTGATCTGTGACGCCATCGTCGAAATGCTGCCGCAGGCGACGGGCCTTGCCGTTGGCATTGGCGGCGCTGGGGCGTTCTAACCTATGCGCGGGATTCTATTTGCGGTCACGGCGCTGATCGCAATCGATGCTTGGGCGGCGACATGTTTGGGCTTCCCGGCCCGACTTCAAGTTGCCGACCCAAGCATCGTCAATATCGCACAGCAGCCAGCGACCGGGCCAAAGCGGCAGTGTCGCTGCAACCGTTGGGACGGAAGAGGCTGCGTGCACTGGCAGTGTAGGAGAAGATAATGCCAGAAGGCGAAAAACCAATGCCCCAAGAGTATGGGCGGTTGAAGCTTTTGCAGCCGATCACGTTGAGCAACGGCAGTGAATCCGAAGAGATCGTGATCTTTCGGCCGACGTGTCGTGCCATGACGGAAGTGCTCGACACGGCGCGGCTCAATGTGCAG